CTGGAAAGACACCCACTTTAGCCGTAGCCGCGGACCCTGAAAAGGGAAACGGTCAGGAGGTTCCGAGTCCACGGAAGTTATCCACCGGAGGAGCGCGAGTCCCTAGCAATAGGGCCGCTCCAAAGGCAGGCACTTCCAAGGTGGCTGGCCGCCCCCAAAGCGAGAGTGTTCGCGTGCACTCGCCCTCTCATGGGCAAATGAGAGGTAAGCAAGCGCCTAAACCAGCCTTGCGGCCTTCGGGCCAAGGGAGTGATGTATCCCCGAACAGGAAACAACGACGCAGCGTTAAGTTCGGCGAGAGCCTTCCCAACCCCCCCAATTTGGGAAACTCCAGAGGTCCACACAGACAATCGCGTGTGTACCCAAGGAAAGGTTGGGGGAAGGGGAATTACGGGAATCAGCCCCGGAAACCCGCCCAAGAGTCCGCGCTCCTGCACAAGGAGAACATCTCACTCCTGAAAAGGGTACGAGAGATGGAGGAGACTCTGAAAGCCTACGGCATCAATGTCGTCAAAAGGACTGGCTCCAAGAGTTCAATCGCCAAGTCCGCCGCTGCCACAGGGCCACAACAAAAGGCCCAACTTGGTACAACGCGTGGTTATCAACAGTCAACCCGCCTGCCAAGGTCATCTCAGCCTACAACAAAGAGTGTAGGCTCGCAGTCCACTGGCAAGGGCAAACCCTCTGCTCCCACTGCCTCTCCACAAAAATCTCCAGAACTGAGAAGGAGACAACCCTCAAGTCCGGCTGGAAAGTCCGGTCGTGGGCCATCTACTGCCACACCTGTGAGCAGTTCGAGACCCAGGGTTAGAATGCAGTGCAGACCACCCCCACCACCAAGTGGGAAGTCACCCCCACCACCAAGTGGGAAGTTCGAACGTGGGCCACAAAAGCCCAACGTTAGAATGCATTGTCGACCACCCCCACCACCGACTTTTGGGGATTTCATTCCCAAAGGAAGGAATGCACCACCGTTTAGGGCACCTGAAAAGGGAGAGTGCAGGGTCGACTCCACTAAAGCAGAAGTGGAACAAATCCCCAAGCGCGACTTACCTAAGTCGGCAGGGGCTAGCCTCAAGGCAACAATGGCAACTAAGAGCACAAAGCTCAGTGATAAGCCCATATATGCAGCTGAGGAGGTTAGACAGGGTGTCAAACCCTTTGGTCGCAAGGAGAGGAAGATTGTTGCCGCACGCACATTTGTTGCGGACGATGACCTGACCTACTACCTTCGCATCGCGTTCCCCCTGAGAGAGGGCGGAATTAAAACGTTGAAGGCCATGTTGAACAAAGCGAAAGCATATCTCGCTACGTTTGACATGACTGGCTACACTTTGAGAGATCAGCATCGAATAATGCACGATGCAGTGTCAGCCGCCTTAGTACCCGACGATGTTGAACAAACATTCCGGAAATCCTTTGCTCGTGCCGACGTTATCGAGTCTATTGCAAAACAAGACAATTTTGCGAAGACTGGCACAGTCAAGAAGGCCAGCTTCTTCAGCTCTGCTAAGAAGCTTCCATCTGCCTAGGGATTCCGCAGCCTCCCGGCTGTCTGTAAGAGTGGGAAATTATCATCATTCCCAACCCTTCCGGGCAGTTCGGTTAACGCCGGGGCGTGCGAATGCGCTTGCAAACGCGCAACGACCAAATTGTTTGAGTATAGCTTGCCGGAGCTTAATCAAGGTTACATCTACACAGATAAAAGCTGTGTTTGTAACGAGTTGATTGCACTCAAACAACGACACCAAGTCGATGATGGGAACAGATTCAAATCTAACGCAAACCTGAAGAAGGTTTTGCGTCCTTTCATCGCACATTGTCCTCCTACCAGTGAAGAGCACATCATTTCCCGATGTGCCGGTACGAAGAGGGCATTAATGCTTCAAGCTCAGGAAAGTCTTGAAACCAAACCACTGAGTGTTTCAGATGGTGCGGTTAAAATGTTCCTGAAAGACGACAAATATCAGCGAACAGCAGTCGTCAGATCATTTCTTGGTATGGAACCGGAAGAGGACGAATATTCTAATCCTCGTTGCATACAATACCGTTCCAAGAGATACTGCTTGAGGCTAGCAACATATCTTCACCCTATCGAACAACACGTCTACACACTCACAGACAAAAGTGACACTCCGATCTTTGCCAAAAGCCGGAATCAGACACAGCGGGCTCAGGATCTGTTCCTTAAATGGGAACATTTTTCCTGCCCAAAAGCTCTGCTATTGGACCATTCCAAATTTGATGCCCACGTTGGTGTTGAATTATTGATGATCGAG